CGCCGACCGACTGCGGGAGCGTGATCCCCTTGAGGTCGCAGCCGCACAGGTCCAGGTAGCCGCCGACCGACTGCGGGAGCGTGATCCCCTTGAGGTCGCAGCCGCCCAGGTCCAGGGAGCCGCTAAAAATCTGCGGCGTTTTGGTCGGCCGGACTTCGTAGAAACAGGCTACGCCGTCTGGCGATGTGGCGCCGGTGGGGTTGCGGCCGAGGAACCACGCTAGGAGCGGCCCGGAGCCTCCGGCTTGGAGGTTGTCCGACACACACAGATAGGCGCCGTTGGCTGGAATCTTCTGCCAGCTTCGGCCGGTTAGCTTGTACGTCACTCGGCCGTACTTTTCGGTGAGGCTCGATCCGTCCGCGCGGAGAAGCTTGCAGCCGAGGACCGACTTTTCCGGCTTGCTCTTCTTAGGGTTCGACATTGGCTTGCGTCTCCAGATAGAGCGCGGCGGCGGTTCCCAGGGGCTTGGGGATCGTCCGAGGGGCGCGCCGCCGCGCAGGGATGGCCGACCGTTCCCGATGGTCTTGGGGCTCCGGTCGGCCTGGGGCCGGACACGCGCCGGCCGACATTCAGGCGGTGAGAAGGGGCCGAGGCATGAGGGCCGCGGCGTTCAGAGTTCCGACGATCCGCGGGTCGAAGTATCTGGCGGTGACCGTCGGCGTCGAGTGGCCGAGTTGCGCGGTCGCGTCTCCCCCGGCCTTCTTGATGTAGCTCGCGGTGGAGCGGCGGATTCTGTGGAAGAGGCCGGTCCCCTTCTCGGCCGGCACTCCGGCGGCTTCGATGATCCGTCGGAAGCGTTTCAGCAGACAGCCGCGCAGGAAAGGCCACGGCCAGAACAAAGGCCGGGCCGGCTCCCAGAGTGACCGGAAGGAAGCGGCTGTCGATTCGTCCACCTGGAAGAATTGATCGGCGTGCTGTTTCTGGGCCTCGGCTCTGACGTAGAAGCCTGGAACGTCGACCAGTACGTCGGCCCGTGTGACGGCCAAGAGGGCTCCGATGCGTGCTCCGCTGTACCACGCGGCCCGCAAGAGCGAGCCCCACCAGGTCCCGGCCGGCAGGCCGGCGATTGTCCCCGGCTGGTGCACGGCCTCCGATAGCACGGCCGAGAATTCGGCCACGGTGAAGGCCAGAGGCACACGGCGCGGCTCTTTCAGCCGTTGCCACCGAGGGCAGGCCGCAATCACGCTTTCCTCTTCGGCCAGTCGCAGGACGGCCAACAGGTGCCGGAGCGTCTTGTTGACCGTGGCCGGCCGGTCGAATTGCAGAAGGTGGGCGGCGAAGCGGGCAAGGGCGGCCCGGTCGATCAGGTCGAGAGGCGCAGGTCCGGCGAAGGCCGACCAGTGGCGCATGGCGATCTTGTGCTGTTCGATGGTCGCCGTCCGGGTCCCCAGCAGGCGCAGCGGGCGATAGTGGGACTCCCAGAAGTCCGGCAAGGTGCGAATCAATGGAGGCTCCCCTCAAGCTGGTGTCTACCGGAAATAGTAGCACAAAGAAGAGGGGGCGGTCCATGCTTGGCGTGCTCCGTGCCGGTCCCGTCGTGTGGGACCGCGCTGGGCGTCCGGGCCCGTTTCCGGGCCCTGAATCGTTCAGGGTGGGCACGCAAGGCCAGAGGCGGCCAAGAATGCCGGGCGTCAATCAACGCCCGGCAGATTAACCTATGTGCTAACCGGCGTCAAGGCCAGTGGCGCGGAATTTCCGGGAATTTCCTGCGCGTCGGTCGGCGGGGTAGACACCAGGGATTCGAGAGACTCCCCCAGGGCTGTGGCGATTCTTTCGCATACTGGGAGGGTCGGGGCCGATTTACCGCCAAGCATCTTGCAAAGCCACTCGGGCGACAGGCCGGCCTCGTGCGCGAGGCGTTCCTGGCTCATCTTTTTCATCCGGCAGAATCGGCGGACGTTCAACCGGAAGGCGTCGGTCTTCTGTGGCATTTCCATGCCCTCCAAGTTAGCCTAAGAGTCAACGCGAATCAAGGGGGAAGGCGGGAGGGTGTTGATTGCGCCGGCGTTCCGGTGTGCCCGGCCTCGCGGTGCGGGCGTCCTCTCGTCTCCCCCCGAGTGGACAGGGCGGGGGTCGGACCCGCGACACCTGGATTTTCAGGCCATAGCGCGCGGCCTTCCTGGTTGCGCAGGAGAGCGATAGAGAGGCTTGGGCGGTTGGGACCTGGTAGGCCGATCTGGAGTCACGAAAGCTTGACACAAGCGAGCGTGGGGCGCAGGATGGCCCGCGCGGGGCGATTACTTGGAGGGCGACGCGATGGCGTGGGTTTTGCTGCTTGCGGTGGTCCTGGGAGCGTCCCCGAAGGATCCGGGGCCCCCGGTCGCCTTGTCGGAGTTTCCCCCGGCCAATAAGAAGGCGGCCGACGGCCTGGTCGGCCGGCGCGTGGTGGCCGACGGCGTTGTCGAGGCGGTCGACCCGGGCGAGAAGGCGGGGGAGTTCGTGGCCACGGTCCGGGCCGTGGGTCGGGATGGTTCGCGGCGAGGGACCGGGGCGGCTTGGATTCAGGCGGGGAAGCGGTCCCGGTGGGTCAAGGTGGTCTTTGTCTTCGGGGTCGGCGAATCGTCGGCCCTCGGGCTGCGGCCTGGTCTTGACGTGGCGGTCGCTGGGAAGGTCGCGGCGGTGTCCGCTGATTTCGTGCGAACGGATGATTTTTTATGGGGCGGTCCGGCCGGCCGCGGTGAGCGGTGCGTCGTGCGGCTGGCCGAGGTCCGGGCCCGGTAGGGCGGCGCGGCGATCGCGGCGTCTTCAGGTCGAGAAATCGAAGGCCACCACTACGCGCTCGTGGATGTCGCGGACTATGGCGCGGTGTGCGGGGTGTCGGCCCAGCGTCCATTCCCGAATCATGGCCTCTGTGACGTTGTGCGTCGTCTTGCCGGGCCACTCCAGCGGAAAGCTTAGGACGGCCGCTTTTGCAACGCGCATCGCCTCACGGAAGGCAATTACCTGGCGCCCGCGTAGGTGCTCCCAGACCTGGAGGCCGACCAGCAGATCGTATGCCTTATCGGCTACGGGCCACGGGGCAACCCCGGCGTCGTGCAGAATCGTCGGGCTCCCTCGAACGTCGAGCGTTTCGGATCCGTGGAAGATTGGGAGCACGTTGGCTCCGACTTCCAGAACGGTTGCGGGTTGCCGAAGTGCCGCGAATCCCAACGCCACGCTCAGGTAGCCCCAGCGGCCACGGCAATAGGGCTGCTCGCGCGAGAGGACCTCATATTCCGCATGGGTGAGCGGAGGAAGCATCGGTCAATATGCGCTGAACCATTTTCCGATCGGGCAGGCCCCGGAGCACAGCGAAGACAACCACTTGTCCCGGGCCTTGCACCCGCCGCGCAGCTTGCACCCCGCGCCGGTGAACTGGTTGCAGGGTCGGCAGTGCGTCTCTAGCCGGTTGATCGCCACCGCCAGCATCTCGGCCGGGTAGTCGCGGCAGTAGGCGGTGAGCAGGGCCGCCGCGTCTTGCTGCGCACAGCCCCGCCGTGCGAGCCCGCGGAACAACCCGAAGAACTTCTCGACGTTTGCCTTCCAAAGCCACGGCTGAATCCGCCGCTCCATCTCGGCCGCGTAGGCCGGGTAGTTATCAAGGCAGCGGACCACGCCGTCATAGAGAGAATCTACGGTTTGGTCACAGAGCGCCCCATTCACTCCATCCTCAACCAACAGCGGCACGTTTCCCACTCGCGTACTGGCGATGACGCAACCACAGGCTGCGGCCTCGAAGGGCGGATTCGGCTGCGACTCAGACCGACTGGTACAAACGTAGACCTGGGCCGCGTTGTACCGCGGAACAAGCTCGTCTTGCGGGACCCAGCCGTCTTCGCGCGTGGTGGTGCTCACCATGCGAAAGTCGGTTTCAATCCCCGCAGCTTCGAGCCGGTCGCGTAGGGGTACAGTCAACCGATCCCAGCCCTTTACCTCCCGGCCGTAGTTGCTGCACACGAACACGACCCGCCGCCGCCGCTCGACTTCCGGCAGAACCCGGAACGTCCTTTCGTCTACCCAGTTCGGGACATACCACGATCGCGGATCGTTGACTTCCTTCCAAGAGTCGTGGTGGACGAAAACCAACCAGTCGGCCCACTCGCGCGCTTTCTTCAGCCGCTCTCCGCCGCACAGGTCAAGGGCCGTCGTAATGGCGTAGACGAGGATCGACCGATTCTCCCGTTGTGTCGCAGCTTTGTACAGCCGATCTCGGCTGCTCGACGGCAATAGGTAGGCAATGTCGGGATCATTGTCTAGCAGGTTCGCCCCAGCCCCAACGCTCACCTCGAAGTCTTCCGGTGTCCGGGCCTGCATTGCCAGCGCTCGCCAGTAGTGCGCCCACTTTGATTTGCCGTCATAGCCAATGGCCATCCGTATCTTGCCGTTGGCGACAATTCGCGGGAGACTGGCCTTTGCCTTTAGGGTGTCAAGCTTTGCTGATCGCTGCTTGCCGGCTGGTACCTTTGGGCACGCAACCCTGACCAGTTCTGCAATTTCCAGCGAGCAGGAAAGCTTGCGACCGCAATAGCGGCAGGCCACTCTGCCCTCATCGGCTTTGGTAAATTCACAGAGTCCGGTCATGTCGACTTACCCGAGGCTCGCCAGGACGCGGCATGCCGCCAGATACCCGTCGCAGCAGGTAACGGCCCAGTCCTGGAGCGTCAACGTCTGGTCAAGCGTTCGGCAGCCCCACGGGTCGGTGGCCGCTTCGTTGAACAGCCAGTAGGCAAGCTCTACCGGCTGAAACTCCGGGTCTCCTCCCATCAGTCCAACGCGGATGCTTCTGCCAGTCGATTTTACGCTGACTGTAACGGTGACCCAAATGTCACCACCACCCACAAAGCAGGTATTAGCCGGCGGCGTGACGGGACTAGATGCCAAGCTAATTGTCGTCTCGTCAGCCTCTGGGAAGCCCTCGTTACATGCTTCGTATTCAGCGACGTATATCCCATTAAGCGCCGCGCAGTAGGGAGGGGTGCTGGGCTCATACTCATACTCGCCGATCGGGTCGCACCCGTCGGCGTCGTTGCACTGGTACTGCTCGGGCGAGTAGTTCTTGACCAGGGTGATCCAGACATAGAGGGCGTCGATCCTGTTGCCGCATCGTAGCCGGTCCCCGCACACCAGGTCGTAGCAACTTGGGCAGACCGGATTGCAGGGCGAATACATCAGGCCTGGGCGGGCGGGGACGGTCATGTCGGCGGTGGCGAACAGCACCCTCCCGTAACGTAGAACCCGCCTTCATCCTCGAACCACGTAATCAACAGGCGGGTATTGGCCGGGATCGTCCCGCCGATCGGGCACCTGAACGTGGCCGGTACCTGGACCGTTGGGAGGGCTTCAAGCGTCAGGTCGACGGCGTTAGCGTAATCGTCGTCGGTGATGTCTGTGGCTGAGTAGGCCCAGTAGGTCAACTGCGGCACGCTGCCGACTACTTCCCACCGGTCGGTGTCGACGTTGTAGGCCGCATGGATGTGCTGCCCGATCCGCCCCTCGGGCAAACCAAAATAACCAGCGGGGCCGCGCAAGGCCCGGCAGTTGAACAGCGAGTATGTTGTCTCGGTGTCGGTAACGATAGCCCCGAGATCGTCCTTGTAGAGAAGGTACGCCGTAGCAACCGGCGGATTGGTTGCGCTGTGGTCGTGCCAGACTTCCTGGAGCTCGAAAAGGCTGGTAGCGGGGGCGGGCGCGGCCCCCAGGACCACCAGGGCCAGTTGTGGCCCGGAGGTACCGGCTTTCCAGAGGATGCGGAGCGGGCCCTCCTTGGCGCTTTCGAGGGTGTAGGCGTCGTCGACGGGTGTGGCCCATTCGTGGTCGGCGTCTTTGACGTCGACCGTGGCCACGGAGGCGCCGAGGATTACGGCGTCGACGGCGGCCCCTTCCGCGCAGGGCTCTTGCAGGATCGCGCAGCGGTTGACGTCCCCGGGAATGGCGGGTTTTGTCCCCGTGAATCGCGGGGCCTCGGTGAAGGCTTCGGCGGAGGTCGCCGGGTCGAACATTGGCGAGGTGAGGGCGACAACGTCAAAGCGGCTGCGGGCCGACCCGGTCGAGTTCTTGACTTTGACGATTGCGGCGTCACGGTGGCGGAGGGTCCGGCCGTGTCCCTGGTTGTGGTGCTGTGCCTGGACCCAGGCGACGGCGTCGAGGGTGGCATTGTGCTCCGACGCGCTGGGCGGATTGATCGGGTCGCCGGCGTTTACTTTGACAAAGGGGGTTTTGTCGGCCATTGGCTACCCGATCCCCAGAAGGCCGAAGTTTCCAGACTGGTAGACGGTGTGACAGTAGGCGGCGATTGGTCGCTGGATCATTGCGGCGCCGCCCGTGTCGGGCTGGTCGCGGTATAAGAATGTGACGTACTGCCACCCGCCCTTAGAGATGGTGATTCCCGCGGTTGCGACGTTCGTGTTTGGCGAGGCGGCGAACTTGAAGGAGAGGTCGGCTAGGTCGTTGGATCCCGTGCTCCCCGTGGCGCCGAGGAATAGAACCTCACCGGCGGCGAATCCCCAGAAAGCGGCCGAGTTTGTCCGGCCGGTCAGGTTGTAGTGAACCAGGAGCATCGCCGGATTGAGGAACTTGGCATCGAACGTGTAGTTGATCGAGAAGCCGAATTTTGGGACTACGATGTCGACGCCCTCGACGGTCCCGTTGTGAACCCCGATCGCGCCGTAGGTCTCCGGCGCCGTGCCCGAAATGTCGTAGGCGGTGGTGGCGAGGCTCTGAAGGATTTTCTCGGTTCCCCCGGTGGTGTCCCAGGATAGGGTCCAGTCCCCGGCCTCTTTCTTCTTTCGCTTGCCGTAGGTGAGGGAGGCGTCCCACCAGTCGGAACCGGCCGGCTGGATGGTCGCGCGTTGGCGGCAAAGGTCGATACCCCAGAACGTCGCGGTCTCCGGGCTGGCGGCCAGAAGGATCGAGAGGGCCGTGTCCCGGTCGGTTGTGCCTTCCACGCGGTAGCGCTTGACGGCCTGGGGATCGTCCCCGTAGGTGACCTGGTCGGACTCGTGCAGTTCTATTGCTTGCATCGTCATGGGCTACGATCCCCACATTGGCCGGTCATTGGCTCGGGCCCAGTCGGAGTATTTTTGGCGGGTGTTCTTCGCGGTCTCCTCGCTGGCCCGTGCGATCCGGTCGAGCGTCGTGCCCGAGAGGCCGAGGCCGGCGACGCCCCGCGCCGAGAAGCTCCCGACGGTATGCGTTTTTCCGGTAAGGTCGAGGGCGCCGGGTTGCTTCCCACCAGCGGCGAAGGGATTTAGCTTTTTCCAGTCGATAGGCTTGACGGCGTTCGCTTCGCCGAGGGCCCGGGCGAATTCCGCGCGGGCGGCGGCGGCGGCGTCTTCGGAGTCTTTGACCGAGGCGTCTAGGTCCGCTTGGCGGCCGGCTTCGTCCGTGAGGTGTTTTGCGCGAATCCTCTCTAGCGCGGCCTTGGTCTTGGGGTCGGTGGGTTCGGCTGCGGCAAGGTCCTTGTTTTTCTGGTCTTCGATTGTCTTGTTTCGGGTATCGTAGCCGTGGCGGTTGGATTCCTCTTTCTGGGAGCGAGCCCCTTGACGCAGTACATCCTCCTGCATCTCTTTTGCAGTCTCTGGGGTAATCGCGCCAGACTTTTCGAGTAGCCCTACCATCCATCCGGCGATCGATGTGGACGTACTTCGCATGGTGGTCGCTATCGCCTGGTCTAGGTTGTTCCACGCCGTTTTCATGGCGGCCACGGCCTTTATCCACGTCCGCTCCATAGTGCCGATCGGGTCAACCCACAGTTCGCCAAACCATGACACAACGTCGTCCCAAGTGTCCATGAAAAACTTTGCGACCACGGCCCACTTTTGGTTGATCCATCCAATCCCCTTGGCCCATTCGAGTTTAAGCAGGGACCAAACTACTTGGGCCGCGGCGGCGAGGTCTCCGCCCATCATGGCGTTTCCGATCGCTCCCCAGGCCGCGGTGGCTTCGTCGCGGAGTTGGTAAAAGGCCCCCTTGATCCAGTCGATTGTGCTCCCCGCGGCGGTCCGCCAGTTGAAGAATGAGGCGGCAAGGGCGACGATTCCCACGGCGATCAGGCCCGGCAGGGAAATGATCGCGGCCAGTCCGGCGGCCACGGTGCCGATGATGGTCCCCACGGTTACGACGATGGCGATAAAGCCCCCGACGGCTCCGGCGATCGCGGCGAAGACGTTCCCCAGGAGAATCAGGGCGGCCCCAGCGGTTGCGATCGCAAGGCCGATCTTGAAGATGGAGAGGATCAGGGCTTGATTCTGCGCGGCCCAGTCGAGGGCGGTCTTGATCCAGGCCGTAACCCTGGTGACAAAGCGGGTCATATAGGGCAGGATCGCGGCGCTGATGGTCTGGCCCAGGCGGGCGATGGACTTGGTGAGGGTCTTTGTCGCGTTGTCGAATTCCTTAGCGGCTTGGGCCTCGGCGGCCGGGATAATCAAGCCCCTGTTTGCGGCCTCGGCTGCAAAGCGGCGGATTCCGGCGGCGCCCTGCGACAAGAGCGGGAGAAGGTTCGCAGCGTTGCTCCCCAGTAGGTCGGTGGCGAGCGCGGCCCGCATGGCCGGGGCGGGGACCGCGGCTAGCGCGTTGGCGATGCTGAGGAGTTGGGTCTCGGGGTTCATCGCGGCCAGCGCGGCGGCGTTGAGGCCGAGGGCGCGAAACGCGGCGCCCGCCTCCTGGTTTCCGCGGGCCGCCTGGATGGCCCGGTCGTTGACGGCGGCCAGTGCTCCGGTGACAGCCTCCAAGGTGGTCCCCGTCTGGCCGGCGGCGAAGTCAAGCGCGGTGAGGGCTTCGACCGATAGACCAGTCTGGTTGGCCATTGTGGCGAAGTTGGCGCCGCTCTTGCTGGCGTCGGTCGCGGCGGCCTGCAACCAGCGGACCACCTTTTGCAGGGTGCCGACCATGATGTCGGCGCCGAGGGCTCCGACGATCGACGCGCCCACGGCTGCGACGCGGCGGCCGACGCTCGATATGGCGTCGCCCCAAGCCTGGAGCTTTCCCTGGCTGGCGCGGAGGCCGTCGACCAGCGGCGAATCCTTGAGGAATAGCTCGACGTAGGCTCCCCCGGCTTTGACGTCCATCGGCTAGGCTTTCTGCTGTGTCAACATGGCCTTCAACGGGCGGAGGTCGTGAGAGAGCGGGGAGGCGTCGTTTTCGGCTCGCAAGTACGGGTTGACGTCGCGCGGCTTTAGCGCTGGGGCCGCTAGGCGGTTGGCGATGTTGCAGACAATGGCGGTGGTTCGCTCCCACTCGGCACGGTCTCGGGCGTCGGCGGCCCAGACGAGTTGCCGGAGGGTGAGAGGTCGAGGGTCGAGGCCCGCAATTCCGGCGAGTTGCCAAACACGCTCCCAGGTCCATCGGGATCGGCGGCGTCGGCCTTGGCCTCGGCCTGGTCGAGCACCTTTTCTATGTCGATCCGCCGGGCCCGGGCCTCGATCCGCATGGCCGCGGCTGCGATGTTCTTCCTGGTCAAGCTGGTTTGCGTCTCGATGGCCTTGGCGAAGTGCTCTCGGCCGTCTTCTCGGAAAAAAAAAGCGTACTCCTCCATGAAGGCCGCGCGGGCATCGGCGGACGCTTTCCCGCCGATGGCCTGGGCGAAGTCGGCGGCCTCGATCTTGGCGGCCTCGATCTGTGGGGCCAGCAGGGCCCGCAAGACTCGGAAGAGAAGGCGGAGGTTGAGGTCGAGGCGGGTAATCAGCGGCGGCTTGCCTTCGAGCGGGTCGAGAAGGTCGATTGATTCGTGGGTATCGTCGGCGGTCTGTTGGAACACGCGCTCGAAGGCATCAAGCGTTAGCTCGATCTTCCATGTTCTGTTGGCGTTGTCGGTGAAGGTGCGCACGGGCTGGGGGCTCCTGGTTTGCGTGGGGACCGTTCCGGGGCGTGGGGCTATGTCAAAGCGGCCAGCGGCTTAGCTGTCGCTGTCGTAGAGGGCGCCGATCTTGAGAGCACTGGCTCCGGTGCTGTCGCCGTTGCTCACCGTAGCGGAGGCTACGGTATCGCCCGCAAGCGGGTTGGTTACTCCGAGGTCAGAGCACCAGAACCACGGCGCCCCGGCCGTCAGTTCGATGGCCAGTAGGCTGGATCCGCCCGAGGCGAGGAAGTCGACGTGGGAGCGTTTCGTGGCCACGGCTGCGAGGATTTCCAGCAAGTCGCCGGAAAAGTCGATGTCAACCGTGGTCGGAACGCAGACCGTAACGGCGGTAAGGTTCGACGGCAGATTGTCGCCGGCTCCGCCCGTGATCGTGCAGGCGTTGACTACGACGGTTGCATCTACCCCGTAGCGCATTCCGCCTGTCCAGTAGATGTCAACCTTACCCGTGGTGATCCCGTGGAGGGCTACCAGGGTGATAACCCCCTGGGTGTCGTTGGTACGGGTCGTGAGTTGGCCGACTTTCGCGACGGCCAACGAGAGGTCTTGACCGATCAAGCCGGATGCGGTCCGCACCACCGATCCGCTGATGGTCACTCCCGCGATACTCGCGGCCTGGGTCATGGTGACGTTGGCCATTTTGGCGATTCTCCGTTGTGGGTTGTGCTAGGTTGGGGCCGGGGTTTGGGGGATCGGCCCGCGGTTAGCTCCACACGGGGACGCGGTCGTCGTCGTTGGCCTCGGCCTCGATCTTGTAGACGATGACGTTTTCCAGGTTTTCCTCCCGGTCGCATTTCGTGATTACGAAATCCCCGTCGGGCCCGGCTCCGGTCGCGTGATCGCGTGCCCAGAAGGCGAGCCGGCCCTCGTCGGTGAGGGAGGCGGCGACTACGGCGGCGACCCCGGCGTCGGTGTCGTTGTCGGGCATCTCGAACGAGATTTTCAGGGCTTTGAGAGTGCCCTTCGTGGACTTCCAGCCCAGTGAGGCGCGGCGGGTTCCGTCGGCGGTGCCTCGCTCGATCGAGAATTGGACGTTGGATGCGGCGGACAGTTCGGTGTCGGCCTGGCTTCCGGCGGTGCCATAGTAGAGTTTTCCGAGAAATCCAAGGCGTAAGGCCATTTTACGGGCTCCTGCTGTCGGTTATGTGGTGACGGCATTTGCCCAGAGCGTTGGGGATCGGCTGGCGGTCTGAGTGAGGGCTCGGGATAGGGCTGCGAGTCGCGGATAGGTGGCGGTGACTGTCCGGCCGGTGTAGAGCCACTTTCGCGGGTTGCGTGGCGCGTGTGGGAAGGCGGCAAGCTGGCCGGTCGGGATCAGTTGCCACACGTTGAGGGTTTGCCGGGCTCCGAATTCGTAGAGCGCGGAAAGGTTGCTGGTGTTGCGGACCGTCCACGTCGGGCCGCCGTTTTTCCAGTCCGCATCAATGCGGAAGGCGTCGAGAAGTCGATCGACAAGGGCTTGCGGTCCGGCGGGAGGCAGCGGGAACGGCTCCCAGTTGGGGACCATCACGGTATAGTGGCGGCGCTCGGCGTCTTCGCGCAGCGTGCGGAGTTCGGCCGGTGTGGACGGGACTAGGGCCGTGGGGTTGAATCCCTGGATGATCTGCCGTGCCTGGTCCTGCACCATCTCGGACGTCGCGGACAGGACGCGGGAGGCGGCCCGGGCCACGGCGGCGAGAATCGCGGCCGGGTCAAAGTGCGTCGTCGCTTTGGCGGTGAAGGTCGGCATGGTTGCGGCTATTCGATCCAGCGATATGTCACGCGGACCGCGGCGGTTAGTTGGTTGAGTTTGCGGAGGTGCTCGGGGAAGTAGCCGGCCTCGGCTCCGGGGATTGTGGCCGATTCGATCCACACGGCGGACGTGCAGAAGGCGAGGTCGAGGTCTTCGAGGTAATCCTCGATTTCAGTGAGCAGGGCGTTTGCGTCGCGGTCGGCGAGGGCCGGCCCGACGGGCACCAGGAGGCCCACGTCAACGGAGTAGGCTTTGAGCTTCTCGCCACGGCTGGCCCTGGCCTTCAGGCGGGAAGAGGGGACCACGGCGACGTGGGCGAGGCCCTCGGCAAGCTCGGTGCGTGCGGTCTCCGGCAACATGGCGGCCACGGCCTGCACGGGCCACGCGAAGCCGGGCGCCGAGTTGATCGCGGCGACAACGGCGTCGACCAGGGCGTCGTGGTTGCTGGTGTTGCTCATGCGGCGGAAACCTGCTTGGTGTGGATGCGCCAGAGGACGCGATCGCCGAGGAGTTCCGCCTCGGCGACGTTGTCGGCTGGTGCCATGACTTCGTGGGTATAGGTGGTGGTCCCTACGGTTTCTGTGATCCTGTCGCCCCTCGTTGGCGTCCAAAGCTGCCCGGAGTAGGTGAGGTCCGCCGGCTCGATATACCAGCGCTGACCCTCCACTCGTTCGACCATCCCCAAGGCGTTTAGCACCTCGGACGCTTCGCCCCCTTTGATCGCGGTCAAGCTGATTTGCTGCCCGGCCCGGCTGTATACGACGGCCCGGCCGCGGGTCCCTTTGAGGCCCGCGGCCAAGGCCGCCAGAGAGTCGGATAGCGCGGGCATGGTTGGCCCCCGCCTAGAACAGGAGGCGGAGAGTCATCGAGGCGGTGGCGGCGCTGCCGGCCCCGCTCTTCGTGCATCCGACCCGGACGTAGCGCTCGCCGTTCGTCCGCAGGCGGAAGCGCTTGGAGGCGGTGACGGCCCCGGCGCCGGCGGCCCCGGTCTGGGTGATGAGTGCGGGGATTTCCTCCGTCGCGCTTCCGAAGGCGCTGTCGTCGTCGGTCTGGACCTTGTAAATCAAGGTCTGAGCGTCGGGGAGTTCGCCTGTCGTCACGGCGGGCGCGACGAGTTCAAACTCCACGGGCGCGACGCGCTGACCGTTTTGGGAGAGGGCCCCCAGGTCGATCCCGTCGGAATAGACCGTGGTGGCGCTGCCGGGAAGGGCCTTGGTTTCGATCAGTTCGGCGTCTTTCACGTTGGGCGCGGCCATGTGCTTTGGCTCCGGTTTGGCGTTTGGTTAGGCGTTGTGGTGTCCGGGGTGGGCCTGGGGGCTTGGGGTTGCGGCCCTTACAAGGTGAGCGTCTCGATGTTGGAAAGCGCGTCGGTTACGGCGATGGGGATTCCGAAGGCTTCCTCGGGCAGCGGTGCCGGCGTTCCGGTCGCGTTGGTCGCGGTCCGGTTTCCCCGAAGCTGGCCGCGGCTTCGGCGCGACATGAAAAAGACGTCGGGCGTGATCCCGGCCGGGAACTTCTCCAAGAGGTTGGCCAGCATGGCGTCGGTGAGCGTCTTGTTGGTCTCGGCGGTGATCTTCTTGATACGGGCGACGGAGTAGAGGCTCCCGACTTGGAGGCCCGGGTAGGCCAACAATTCTTGGCGGTAGCCGGTGTACGGGTTGAGGGACCCGTCCAGGAGGCGGACCGTGGAAACCTCGGACAGGTCCAGCGAGCCGTCCTGCCCCCAAACCCATTGGACGTTTTGCGGGCCGAAGCGCACGGCCCACACACTCGAGCAGGTGTTGTCGCTCGTTCCCGCTGCGTCGACCACCATGTTCGTGGCGTCGTACATTTCCAGCAGGCCCGGGAATCCCTTGGCGTCGCCGAAGGTCGCGTTGGTGCCGTAGAAGAAGACCTTGGCAAGCTGCTGCATGGCCCCCTCCATGTGCCCGACGCCCTCCATTGCGAGGTAGGCGGCCGCGCCGTCCTCGTAGCGGTCGGCGACGGCCTTGTCAGCCTCCCACTGCGGATTGAGGGTGTAGGTTTCGACCAGCCGGTTCTCAAAGGTCGACTTCGTCGCGGCGACGCCCTCGTTGGCGTTGCGGAATGTGACGGACGGGACCGCGGTGCGCACCAGGGTCTTGTAGTTCAGGCCCTTGATGGTGCGCGCGGGGAGGAGGGTGATTTCGGGGTGGACCTTGGTTGCTTCCTCGATCAGGCCGACAACGGCGTCGCAGCCGTTGGCCTTGGCGATGTCAAGCAGAGTGATGGCCATTGCGTTGTTACTCCCTCAGCGTGTTGTGGTTGGTGCTGAGGGGCTTGGGGGACGCTGTCGCAACGGCTCGGGGACCGCTTGGCGCTTTTCAGTTCTTGGGGGCGGGTTGGGTGGAGAAGACCATGCCGGCGGCGACTTTGGCCACGTTGTCGCCCAGCTTGTGAAACTGGGCCGGGTCCCCGGCGGGGGACTTCTTGCCGGCCGGCGGCTCGGCGGCGTGGCCCGAGGAAAGCGGCGTCGCTTCCCCGCGGTTGACGGCGGCGAGGCGTGTCTTGAGGTCGGCGTTTTCCGCGGCCATGTCGGCGGCGAATTTCAGCGCGGCCTGTTCGAAGGTGAGGCCGGCGGCGAAGTAGGTGGCGGCTTTCTCGCCGAAGGCGTCGCAGAAGCGGCGAAACTCGTCTCGGACGTCGGCGAGTGCGGCGCTCAAGGCGGGCTCGGCGGCCGGCTCGGCCTCTTCGGCCGGGGCCTCGTCGGGTGCGGGTTCGGCCACGGGCGGCGTCGCCTGGTCTTCCGGCGGGGTGACTGCGTTCGGGTCTTCGGTGGGCATTTCGGTTGCCTCCTGGTTGTCGGTAAAGGTCACGGTCGTATCGTGCGGCTGGGCCGCGGCGAATTGTGCGGAGGTGTTGGAGTCGACCCCATGCGGACATAGGGCGATTGCGCGGAGGGGCCATTGCCGGACGATTACCCCCGGGCCCTCGAAGGTGTAGCCGTTCACCTTGGCGCTGACTCCCTCGGCAAGCTGTTCGAGCTTGACGCCCTCTCCGTTGAAGTCGATCGAAGCCTGGTACGGCACTCCGGCGCGGCCGCGCGTGAGAATCTCGGCGGCCCGGTCGTCGGCGCGGACCGGGACCAGGTTTCCCCGGGCGGTGACGGCGCCGTCCCCGGCGGTGATCTTGTCGGCGAAACCGATGATGTCGCGCGGGTCGTGGAGGTAATCGAGGGGGATGATCTGCTTGTCAACGCGCATTCCCTGGAGGTCGTGAACGATCCGCCCGAAATACCAGTGTTCGGCCGGCTGGTCGGTGCGGGCGGTGATCTCGACGGCGACGGCCTTACCCGGCTCGATCGGCGTGGGGCCGTCGGCCTGGTCGACGAAAAGGAAACGGGCCTCCGCGCGGAATTGCAGGGCGGCGGCCGGTATGGTCTTGGTGGTCATCGGGCGGGCCCTCCGGGCTGGTCCTGTTCGTCGGGCGGCGGGAAGTCCGGCCGCGGCGGTCCGGCCGGCTGTTGTACGGTGCTGGGTATCCCGCGCTCGGCCAGATACTTTTCTTCCGCCTCTAGTTCGTCGGCCACGTCGAAGAAGTCCGTTCCCCGGCTCTGGCAGATTCGTTGCCGGCTGGTGACGCGCAGGCCCAAGGCTTCGGTCTCGGCCTTGATCTCCTTAAGTGGGTCGATCCAGGGGACCGCGGCGGGTTGCCACTCCCAGGTGATTTGCTCGGGGCTCACCCCGGCGGGCAGGCGGAATTCCCCGTCGGCGATGGCAAGGCCGAGGCGCCAGCGGGTCAAGCGGTTCAGCAGATAGCGGTTGTCGCGGCGCTTCGCCTCGGCGCTCTGCTCGTACTGGAGAAGGGCCTGGCGGCTCCCCGAGTAGTTGGTGAAGTTCTCGGCGTAGAAGCTGTAGGGGATGTCCAGGCCCTTTAGGGCAAGGGCGATGGTCTGGCCCATGAAGGCTTGGAATTCGGCCGCCGGGCTGGCCGATTCGAGAAACTTAGCATCGTCGCCGGGGTCCAGGTCCAGGTGGATCGGGCCGGCGCCGAAGTCGACGGCGTACTTGGTTTCGGTGTCGCCGTCTTCGTTGACTTCTTCCTCGGTCTCCAAAATTCCGGCCGCCGCGGCCGTCTGGCGGAAGGTGACCAGGGCGAAAAGTTGGGTGACCTTGGCCTTGGCGAGGGCGTAGTCGAGGGCCTCGTAGGCGTCGCGGAAGGTGTTGATAGCCGCGGCCAGCGGGCTCACCCCGCGGATTTGATCCCACCTATCGAAGTAGCCGTGAAGGTAGGCGTTTTCTGCCGGGACCCATCGCTCCCAGGTAAACGTATTGGCCACGGTCCCCCGCTTGTGGACGGCGTAGCGGATCGCGCGCCCCTCGGGCGTGGCGTCGACCCCGTGCAACATGCCGCGCGGAGCGGTCGACCCGCCGTAAGCGGCTTTGTCGAGCGGGTTCTGGATGCGGTCGCCCTCGATCCCCTGGACCCGTCCGTCGGCGATCTGCACCACCAGGCCGTCGCCGTCGACGGTCCGGCTTGCTTCGGCGAGGCGCAGCCAGCGGTAGAGGTCGTGCCGGCCGGATACCTCGAAGTTCTGGGGGTCGGCCCATTTCTCGACCCATGCTTCGAGGCCGCGGTTGAAGGCGCGGTCGGGCGTGTTGCCGCGTATCGAGAAGGTGGCCACGTAATCCAGGTGCTTGCGAATTCCCCACCCGGCAAGGGCGAAGTTGCGGCGGATTTCCCGCGCGGCGGTAATCAGGGCGCGACGGTCGGCCCTGTTGAGCTCGAGGTCTTCGGATTGCAGTAGGGAGGGCGGGGCCTTCCGGCGCGTCGTGGTCTGGGCCGCGTCGTAGCGGAATTGCCGGAGGGCGTTCCCGACGCGGGCAAAGAACCCGGCCGGCTTCGCGTGTCCGTTTCCGTTGGCCTGGGTGCGGCTCATAGGTTCCCCAGGACGATCGAGGATGCTGTTGGCCTGGTCCCTGCGGCGCGGGCGGCCCGGCGCTCGAAGAGGGCAAGCTCTTGCAGCGCTTGGGCCCGATCGAAGTCCGTCTTGAGGCCGTCAACGGTTACGCTCACAATGCCGGCCCCTGTGGCGAGGGCCGTCTGTAGCGCTACTACCATCTCGGCATCGGTTGCCATCGGCGGCGGGCCCCGTAGTGAAAAGCGGGGGAGGCCGACCCGAAGGCCGGCCTCCCCAGGGCGATCCCCAAGCCCCGGACTATCGCAGCATGACGGCGCGGGGCTGTGGCGTACTACGGGGAAAGAAGGGAAAGAAGGGACTGAGTCACTTTTTTCCGGTGAGGAGAAACTCCCGATCGGTGCGGAATTGGCCGCATGACAGGCACTTGGTGCGCCGCCAGACTATCAGATTGTAGGGCTGGCCCTGGTGCAGGCCGGCGCTTTCCTGGCGCACGGCGTTTCCGACGCGCTCGCGGTCTGTGCTCCCGCATTGCGGGCAGCGCGTGAGCGGTGCGTCGACGGTCGGGCGCGGGGCGTTCTTGCTTCCCGGCGGCCTGCCGATCGGCTTGGCGTCGGGCTGGTGCTTCGGTTGGGGCTGGGTGGTCATGGCTTCCTTTTCGATCTGGCGGGGCTAGGCTTTGAGCGGTTGTACCCGGCGGCGGCGGGCCTGGGTAACGGTGCGTTGTCGCGGGGCGTGCTGGGCAATGCTGATTCCCTCGATCGAGGCGGCCACGGTGGCCCCGACGGCGCAGTCGAGCCAGTGGTTATCGCGGTTGGGCCTGGCTCGCCACTCCAAGACGGTGCGGCGGCTCCCTTCGACGCGGACCGGTTCCTCGGCCGTCAAATGGTCGGCAAGAAGGCGGTGGTCCTTTGCCTTGCAGAGGGCGAGGCAACCGGGGTCCGGGTAGGGCACGGCCAATCGGCCATGAAAATACGTTTTCCACCAGTTCGTATCGTAGACGACGTGGCGTATTTGGCGTTTCTCGCCGACGTTGGGCACCCTCCAATTTAGGCCGATGATTTCCCCGGGGTGGCGCTTGTGCTCTGCGAAGGGCCGGGAGTTGGCCCCGACAAAAGCCCCGTGGCTGGGCAGCAATAGGGCGGCGTGGGCGCTGTGCCGGCAGAACCGATAGACAACGTCTGTCGCGGCTCCCCAGTTCGCGTCAATCAAGCATCGTCGGATTCTGGCCGGGTCCCCGTTCTCGCGCGGCCACTCTTGGCCGAGAAGTTTGTCTGTCAGTCGCTCCATTCCGGCGAAGAGCGCGGCCTCAACGCCGGCCTTCGGGAATTCTCGGGAGAGGGTCCGGCGTGATTCCCTCAGCAGGAAGTAGGCGCGGCGCTGGTCGGGGTAGGTCCCGTAGTCGACCACCTGGCCGGCGCCGGTCTGTTCCCAGCCGATGACCACCCAATACAACACCTCTTTGTGGAGGTCGATAAAGGCCGTCAAGACCGTGGCTTGGTCCGGGACCACCCCGCGCTTGATGGCGGTCTGCTTGGCGGCGATCCGCTCGGCCGGCAAGAGGTCTTCCGTTTCGACTTCGGGGAGGGGCTCGTTTTGATATTCCGCGGCGAAGGCGCGGGGGTCGCGGAAGTGCAGGTCCATCGCGTATTGAACGGCCGAAAGCTGGTCCGAGTTGAACCGCTCCGCCCATGCGACGATTGCGCCGGCGTCCATGTCGGCCCGGTGCTGGCGGTAGAAGTCGGTGGCGGCGCTCCCGTCGCCGTCGGCCTGGAGGTCTTCGGCCCGGATGGTGGCGTACTGGTCCCATAGGGCCGTGGCGGCGGGGAAGGAATAGACCAGCTTTGTACGCTCGCCCTGCCAGTCGGGATGGAGCTTGCGGTCGAGAATCTTGTCAGCCATATCATCGGGCCGGATGATCGTTGCGCAGAGGATGCCGGCGATTTTCTTCCCCGGGCCGGCCATGCCAAGAACGTCGCCGGCCAGAATGGCCTCGCGCCGTCGGCTTTGGAGTTCGGAATAGGCCGACTCTGTTGTCTGGGGATCGTCCAAGATGACCAGGGAAGGCCGAGTGATCGACCCGTCGGGGCGCTTGTGCCTCTGCCCTCGGATTGCTCCGCCCTCAAGGCCGGTCGCGGTGACGATCGAGGCGGATGCGCTCGAGCCGGCGATCGTCGGGAAGACGATCTTGTCGGCCGTCCATTCGATCCGTGTGGGCCTGCCCTGGTAGGTCTGGCCTGAGGCGCGGTTGTTGATTCGCTCCAAGGCGCGGACCGGAAAGACGGCCTCGGGGAAGTCCGCCAGTAGTTGCTCGTTGGTTTCAATCTCGGTCTTGAGGCTGGCCAGCATGGCCTCGCCCCGGGCGGCGGTGGCGCCGATCAGGGCGACAAAGGCACAATGGCCGTAGAGCACGGCCCAGAGGCAGGCGTATTCCGAGAGCGTGGTCTTTCCCGATCCGCGCGGCATGGCCACGGCAAACAGTCCGCCCGTCAACGTGGCGCGTTCGATTTTGCGTATCACTTTCAAGTGGTCCGTCGACCAGGCCAGCGTGAAGGCGTGGCAAAAGTAGGTCTCACAGAAGCGGCGAAAGCTCTTGCGGCAAGCGGCCCTACGGGCCGGGTCGGCCATTGGCGGGATGGCGCCGATGTCGCGCGCGGCGGCGGACAGAAAGCTCTGCCGGGTCGCGGTCTGGAGTCGGTGGGCGCGATATGTCGCCTTGGGTCGGATCACTTGGCATGGTTGGCCGGTTCTTCGAGGCGTCCCCGTAGGTTTACGATTTCGAGCGCTGCCAGTCGGGCCAGTTCGGGGAGGGTCTCCCCTTCGCGGCCGAGGTCGAGGCCGGCAAGGTGGGCGCGGGCCGCGGCGGCCTCCCGGTCGGCGGCGGTGGGCTCGGCGTGTCCGGTCTCTGCCGGCTGGGCCTGGTCTCGGCGGTAGAGGTCGAGAAGTTTGGAAAGTTCCTTCTGGGCAGCCAAGGCCGTCTTCGTGTCTTGCACGGCCAGAGCGCGGCGGTAAAGGTCGCGGTAGCGGGTGATGGCGGCCCCGGTCTCGCGGTTGCGGTCGGTCCGGGCGGCAAGGGTGATCCGGCGGCGGGCTTCGGCGATGGCCTTGTCCACGTGGGCCGGCTCGATCTTGAGGGCCTCGGTCGCGGTCGTCCGAATGTCTGCGGTCGTGATACCTGAGACCAAAAGCAAGACCAGTTTATCGGCGGCGCCGTCGGGTAGGGTCATCTGGCGAAAGCCTCCTCCATCCATGCCGTATGGAAGGCGTAGAGGCCCGGGTCCCTGGTCAAGGTGACCTGTTCCGTGGTCGAGTGGCTCCGCAAGTTGGCCGAGGATTCGGAAACGATCTGGCCGTCGGGGCCTCCAAGGTCCAGCGCGATGATCTTGCAGTGGTTCTGCATCGCAAGGAGGCGGTGACCGCGGGCCCCGAGTTCGGTACGGGCATACTCGAAGCGGCCCGGGTCGTTTGCCTTGTCGTAGACGGACACAATGAAATGCACCCGGCCCAGTTGGCCGGCGTCCGAAAGTCGCAAGAGGTCTTGGAGGTTTTCCCGGTTGTAGGAGAGGGTTGCGATCCAGAGGGCAACGGCGGGCCGGGCGGCAAGGGCCAGAATTGCGGGGACCAGGTCCCAGGAACGGTAGCTGCCGGCAACGACCAGGTGGTAGCTTTCCCCCGGATCGGGCAAGCGTTCAAGCTGGGCCTGTGCTCGTTTGGCCATCAATAGGCTCTTGTAGCTGTGCCTGGTCGCGGTGCGGGTGTACTTTCCGCCCTCCACCCCGATCGGCTTCTCAATCGGCCGGACGTCCGGGTCGCCGAGAATGTCCAGCAGGAGGGCCCGGCCGGCCTGGTCTGACGTTGGACCGCCCAGAATGTCGGCGATGAGTGGGTCGGCGTCGTCAGGCATGGTCAAGCGGTCGCGGTGGGTGAAAGAAAGTCTGTGCGGTCGGATGATGGCCGGCGGAGCAAAGAAGAACAAAAGGCGTAGGGAGGACCCGTTAGCGGCTGGGTTTGCTGCGTGACCCCTCTGTTGGTTTTTCGTTCAGCAGCGCGCGCTTTTTCGCGTCAACCCGCGAAAATATCGAGGATCGGGGGGGTTCATGCTGTGTTCGGTTTGCGTGCCACTCCCCAGCAATCGACCCCGTTTGCGTCGTAGCCTATCGTGAGCGCTTCGAGGCCGGCCCACTCGAAGAGCGCGGCCATACCATCGGGCAGGATGCGCCAGCAGTCGATCGGGTAGCGGTGCTGCGCAAAGGTCCAAGGTGCAATGATGATCGCGTGTCCGTCTGGCTTGACGATTGAGGCAAGGCTGGCGATCCACTCCCAAGGTCGGCCGACGTGCTCAAGGCATTGGCCACTGATGACCAGGTCGAAGCGGCTGGGGCATGGGGACGGATACCAGGGGCCGTGCTTTGGAACGACGTGGTCGACGTTGGGGCCTTCGGCTACGTCGATCCCGCAATAGTACAGGTGCCGTTCGATGCACAGTTCCCGGTGAGTGCGTTGGCTGTGGTAAGCCATTGCGCCCACGTCTGCGACTGTCGACCCGGGCGCAAGGCCGAGGCCGTCGAGCAGTTCGCCCATCTTGGCAAAGGATGAAGCGTGCATGGCTATATCCTTTCCTTTCAAGTACGCCCACAATTGTCTCGGTCATCGCGGGAAACTGGGTTCCTACCGGACAAACGTTGTTCGGCGGCGCCTTCCGATGTCTGGGTATGGGTTTGTGAAGTCATACTTCCAAGCGCCCAGGTGTTCTGTGCATCGGTTTCAGCAGGTGGGCAGCCACGTAGGGGATCTGCTGGGCCCGGTGCCACTGGCTCGGGTAGTGGGTGTAGACGCGGACGGCTTGAAACTTGGCTGGCGTGCCGATGTACTTGGCCTGTGCGGCACGGGTGTAGTAGTGGAAGCTGTTGGGGTTCCAGTAGCTTCGGTGCGTTGGGTCCTGAAAGGCTCCGCGGCCGTCGGTGCTGGGCGTGTTGGTGAGCATCCAGCCCCCAGGTGCAAGGCAGCGGTTCGCCTCGGTCATGGTGTGGATCGGGTCGCGTAGGTGTTCTAGGGCGTCCTGAGCGCGGAAGAGTCCGACCGATCCATCGGGCCACGGCCAAGGCCCATCGAGGTCGATCCCATTGCAGAGGTCGGCGCCTTCGTATGCTGTCGGCGGGTTCGGCCCGGAGCATAGGTCGACGGATCGAAGGGCTTTCAGGCTGCACCACTTGAGGCAAAGGCGCTCGATGTACTTGGTGTGGATTTCGAGCGTCTTGACCTGAATCTCCCGGTTCCGCTCGCCCTTGCATGTGTTCGCGCCGTGGTAGTGGTACACGTAGAGGCAGCGGTCGACGTGCTTGACGTTCCCCGCCGCGTAGGTGCGGCAAAGCAAGTCTTGATCGTCCAAGACGTGGAGGCTTCGGTCGTGGCCTCCGATGGCCTCGTAGAAGCTGCGGCGCCACGCTCGCACGTGGTTGGGTGCGTACCAGATTCGGGAGAAGCTCGCCGGCGTAGGATCGAAGGCGATGATTTCCTGTTGCGGCCTTCCGGCCCACGTGAAGGGGCGATACTTCCAGCCGAAAACCGGCGAATAGGTGTAGGGCGTGCCGTCAGGCTTGATTTCGCAACAGTTGGAGAAGGCGAAGTCGACGGCCGGATCATCGAAGGCCCGGGCGAGTTCGTCGAGGCAGTCGGGGGTCAGTTCGTCGTCGTGATCCACTTCGACCAGTATGTCGCCGCGGGCCTGGTCGGCCGCAAAGTGCTTTAGGGCCCCGATGGCCGGCGTGGGCTCGTCGCTCGAATAGTCGACGGCGCGGGCCTGGGGAATCGAGAGCGATAGATCGGCCGTCCTGATTCCGGCATTTGGCACGACCACCCATTCATAATCTTGGGCGGTCTGTGCTTTTAGGCTGGCTTCAAGGCGTCCGATCCATCGCGGGTTGTGTGTTGGGGTGAGGATCGAGAATCGCATGGTCTCGGCTAGGTTGGTGCGTCAACTTCGAGCCATGACACCACTCCGCCATTGCCGGAGCTAGTGACTTTGAGGACGTAATACTTGGCATCTGTTTGGTCCGGGTCGGGCGCCGCTGGTAGTCCGGCGTC